GAAGCTGTACCATCAGGTTCAATTGCACTGGAGTCTCCTGATGGCAATATTATTTTTGCTGAAAAAGCAACAATACGTATCTTCTTGCAGCGTTTCATGTATCAGAAATGGGATAATGCTAAGAATACCTTCTTTAAATCTGTACTATCAGATAGCTTCAATGAAGATTTGAAGGACAGTACAGGTACTTTTAACTGTGGTAAGCCTTCTGGTTACATTGAGGATTGGCACTCCTTGCCAGAAGCTATGAAGGAATCTATCAGTAGAGTAAAACGGGTTCGTGTAACCTTTGGCACAGTTACTATGTCTGGTGTTACCAAGGCAGGTGATGCACAAGATGTAGTAGATATTCCTTTTGTTTGGGAAGTTGCTACGAAGGAAGGCTTCAAGAATGTTGGTGGTATTGTGGCTAAGATGAATAGCCTTCAACGGCTACTGCCCCAGCACAGTTCAGAAGTTCGTGTTGAGAAACGCGAGATGTCTAACGGTAACGATTATTATGTCCCTGTTCTTGAACTTGACATGTCTAATAATATTGATGTTACAGGTAACACAGACCAAGATACTATCAAGGAGTTCTTCTCTTATATAGAGAATACCAACAAGTGGGTTCTTGAGGAGTATAACAAGAACTATCAAGAGGAAGTATCCCAAGAAGATGAGGATACAGTAGATGGTTTTATTGATGTTATTGTAGATGAGGACGAATAAATGAATCATCCAGCAGAACTAGCCCTGCATAGCTATCTTGATAAGGCAGTCAAAGGTAAGTCCAGTATATCAAAGGATACTGCCATTGGCATTGCCAAAGATGTTCAGGATGCTGTCATCAAACAATTCGGTGGCAGCAGCAGGGGCAACTTTAGATTGCGTATGTCCAATGTGGGTAGGCCGTATTGCCAGCTGTGGTTTGAGAAGAACAAGCCAGAGACAGCTGCACCAAAGCCTACTACCTTCATTATGAATATGCTTCTTGGCGATATTGTTGAGGCAGTTTTGAAAGGCTTGATGCGAGAGGCAGGTATTCAATATACTGACTCACAGCAAGTCACGTTGGATATAGGCACAAATAAAATCAACGGCACATATGACATCGCGCTTGAGGGTGCTGTTGATGATATTAAGTCAGCATCCGATTGGTCTTATCGAAACAAGTTTGATTCGTTTGAGACTTTAAAAAGAGGTGATGCCTTTGGTTATATTGGTCAGCTTGCTGGCTACGCTAAAGCTACTGGTCTAAAACCAGGTGGTTGGTGGGTTGTGAACAAAGCTAACGGCAAGTTCAAGTATGTACCTGCTACTAACATTGACATGGATGAAGAACTGGATAAGATTAAAGAGGTATCGGACAAGCTGAAAACAAATCAGTTTGAAAGATGCTTTGAGCCAGAAGTTGAGAAGTTCCGTGGTAAAGAAACAGGTAACATGATGCTGTGTAAGACATGTTCATTTTGTGATTACAAACGTGCTTGCTGGCCTAATCTTATAGAGAAACCTGCTGTAAAGTCACAGGCTAAAGAGCCTAAGATTGTAGAGTATACACATCTTGCGCCTGAATACGTAGAAAGCAGAGCATCCTAATGCCTAACTATGCAGCGTTTCGTGCAGCAAGGAAGTACGGATATAGAAGTGGTTTGGAGTTGTCAGTATCTGAAAAGTTAAAACAACAGAACATAAAATTTTTATATGAAGCATTGAAAATTGAATGGGAAGACTTAGCTTATAGGACTTATACTCCAGACTTTATTCTATACAATGGTATAATAATAGAAACAAAAGGTATGTTTACTGCAGCAGATAGAAGAAAACATCTTGCAATACAGCGACAACATCCTAAATTAGATATTAGATTTGTATTTGAAAACAGCAGGAGAAAGTTACGCAAGGGAGCGAAGTCTAGTTATGCAGAGTGGTGTATAAAATATGGCTTCAAATATTATGATAGAATTATTCCAGAGGATTGGATAAAAGAGAAGGGCAAAAATAAACATCCCAAGTTCATCTCTTTTCGTGGTAAGAAAGTAAAAAGGAGATAACTTATGAGAGAAAACTACATTGAACACGAGGATTTTTTAATTAGAATACGCCCAACTTTTACGAAGCGAGGTGAGTGGACAGGTGATGCAGAAGTTTCTGTCATAGCTTCAGAAGATTCTACGCTACCTAAAGACGTGATAACAGGCATGGAACATTTTGTGAATATGCTATTATCCTCGCTACCTGTAATGGAAAGGGATGAGTATGTCAGAGAAAAAATATTTGAATACGTTAAGGAACATATTACGCCCGATATTGATTTGGGTGAATCAGAAGATTCCACTACGTTTTATATTGAGGATGATGAAGAAGATAATATTGTTCATCTTACCTTTACTACAAACACAAAAGGAGAAGCTTAGATTGAGACACGAAACTTACATGAAAAAACGGGCCGAAACTTTGTCTAAAGCTGTACCAGTAAAGAAACAGGTAAGCAATGTAATAAAGGATATACAAATGAAACAGGCTTGGAAAGATGTTGAGTGGGATGAAAAACCAGACATGGTAAATAACCCACCTCATTATAACAAAGCAGGTATCGAATGTATTGACGCCATTGAAGCTGCACTAACACCTGAAGAGTTCAAGGGGTATTGTAAAGGCAACAATCTAAAGTACACATGGCGTGAGAACTACAAGAACAAAGAAGAGGACTTGAGAAAAGCACACTGGTACCTTAGTCGGATTATTGACAGGGTTGACAAAGATGAGAGTTAAGATTTACGTTACACTAGATTTAGACCCAGAAGAATATCCTATGCCAGCAGATGAAAATCCTGTTGAGGAATTAGAAGATAGCCTACAAGATTATTTCTATGAGATTGAGGGTGTATCTATTAGAAACTTGAAGATAAGAACGGAGTGATACATGAATAATTATTTGCCAACTGATTACCAAAACTTCATCGCGCTGTCACGGTATGCACGATGGAAAGAGGATGAACAACGCCGTGAGACATGGGCTGAAACAGTATCAAGATACTTTGATTACATGACTCAGCACCTAAAAAACAAACATAAGTACACAATGGCTGATGATTTGCGTAGTGAACTAGAGCAAGCAATTCTTAATCAGGACATTATGCCTAGCATGAGAGCCTTGATGACATCTGGCCCAGCATTGGACCGTTGTCACGTAGGTGCCTACAACTGTTCTTATGTACCTGTGGATAGTCCACGTGCGTTTGATGAGACTATGTATATTCTAATGTGTGGCACAGGCGTAGGCTTCTCTGTTGAGCGTGAGGTTGTTGACAAGTTGCCGATTGTAAACGAGGTCATGCATGAAACAGATACGGTAATTAAAGTAGGTGATTCTCGTCCAGGTTGGGCAAAGTCTTTGCGTGAACTTATCTCATTGCTTTACGCAGGACAGATTCCAAAGTGGGATGTATCAGAGGTACGTCCTTCTGGCGCACGACTCAAGACATTTGGTGGTCGTGCATCTGGCCCAGCCCCACTAGAAGAACTGTTCCAGTTTATCATCAAGAAGTTTAAAGGTGCAGCTGGTCGCAGATTGTTTCCCATTGAGTGTCACGATATCATGTGTAAGATTGGAGAGGTTGTAGTTGTAGGTGGTGTACGCCGTAGCGCACTCATCAGCTTGTCTAACTTGAATGATGACCAGATGGCACACGCTAAGTCAGGTGTGTGGTGGGATGAGCCAGAGAAAAATATTAAGCGTGAAGGACAGCGTGGCCTAGCAAATAACTCTGTGGCGTACAAGATTAAGCCAGAGATGGGTACGTTTATGCGTGAATGGTTGTCACTGTACGAATCACGTGCTGGTGAGCGTGGTATATTCAATCGTCAATCTGCTGTAAAACAAGCAGCAAAGAATGGTCGGCGTAAGCTGCACGACAAACCTTTGATTGACGATACTGATTCACAATATATTACGCACCCACACAGAGATTGGGGAAGCTATATTGACTTTGGCACAAACCCATGTAGTGAGATTATCTTGCGACCATATCAGTTCTGTAATCTTTCAGAAGTTGTTGTACGTGCATCAGATACTCAACAGACTCTTAGTGAAAAGGTTCGTCTGGCTACTATTCTTGGTACGTTTCAGTCCACACTGACTAACTTCAAATACCTACGTAATGTGTGGAAAAAGAACACAGAAGAAGAGCGTCTGCTAGGTGTCTCTTTGACAGGTATCATGGATAATCAACTAATGTCTGGTCGGTCAGCACACCTTGGTATAAACATTGGTCAGACACTAGAGCGTCTACGTGACGTTGCTATTGAGACTAATGCAGCTATGGCTGAACAACTAAACATACCACAGTCAGCGGCTATTACTTGTGTAAAGCCTAGTGGCACAGTGTCACAGCTTGTAGATGCAGCTAGTGGTATCCACGCACGACATCATCCGCATTACATTCGTACTGTACGTGGTGATAACAAAGACCCAATCACTCAATTTTTGATTGACCAAGGTATTCCAGCAGAGCCAGACGGTAACAAGCCTGATAGCACTACTGTGTTTAGCTTTCCCATGAAGGCACCTGTTGGAGCAGTCACACGAACAGAAATGTCCGCGATTGAACAGTTGGAGTTGTGGCTTACCTATCAGCGTTACTGGTGTGAACACAAACCTAGTATTACAATCTCTGTCAAAGAGCATGAGTGGATGCAAGTAGGGGATTGGGTATTCAAAAACTTTGATGAAGTTAGTGGTATTAGTTTCTTGCCCTACGATGACCATGTGTACGCACAAGCTCCCTATCAAGACATTGATGAGGAAACCTATAATACTCTTGCAGCTAAGATGCCAGAAAAAGTATCATGGGAAAAGTTACGTGAGTTTGAAAAGGAAGACACTACATCAGGTGGACGTGAATTGGCATGTACTGCTGGCGTCTGTGAAGTAGTGGACTTAAACGCAGCATGATATGGCAAGAACCATATTGGTGGGAGTGGTGGTTGCTAATTGCAATTACCACAAACACAGTTGTTAATCTTATTGTATTCTTCAAACACAGATTTAAACAGAAAGGAGTTGACAAATGAGAGAGAAAATGCTAGATGTACTTAGAGGTCATGCAGAGTCTAATATTAATTTGCATGTAATGAATATTGAAGTGTACCTTAAAAACCCTGCGGGGATTGGGGAACACTCTGATATTATGGAAGCTATACAGGGTGAGTTAGACACCATTGCCATGCATGAGGATAGACTTACTATCCTTACTGATTACTTTGGTGAGTAAGAAACTGGTATGGAAACGGGGTGATGGTTGGGTACAGTATGACCCACCCCGTAAATCCGAACAGTGGAGTGAATGGCAGAAACTAAAACAGAAAGAATTGGAGAAAGAAAATGGAAGAACAAAATAAAATTACGATTAACGATAAAGAATATGACTACGTAGAACTAGAAGAGAATCAGCAATACTACGTAAACCAGGTACGTAACTTAAAAGCACGTATTGCAGAGTCTAAATTTAACCTCGACCAACTAGTAGCAGCAGAGGATGCTTTTAGTAAAGCATTGATTGCTTCAGTACAAGAGGAGTCACATGAAGATGCGGCGTAATGGCCTCAGTAAGTATGATGCCCCTCTGAAAATTCAATACCAGTGGGGGCAGGATGCCTTCTTTAAAGGTAAACTTAGTAGAGGAAAGAAAGGAAAGTTTTTTCTAGGTGATAGCGGCATTGACCCTAATACAATGCAGCATCGTGAGTGGTTACGTGGGTACAACGATGCCTATTATGCCAACTTGAAGAGAGTACAAACTAATGAACAAGCTAGAGCAAGAAGCTAAACAATGGTTGAAGGAGAATAGAATGAGTAGTATTACAGGTACACAGTATCAAGAACAGGCGTGTAGCACTGCTATCTTTCCAAAAGAAAAGGCCACAGAGTATTTGACTCTGGGCCTAACTGGAGAAGCAGGAGAGATTGCTAACAAGGTAAAGAAGTTTATTCGTGATGGTGCTGCACAGGATGAGTATGAAGCCAAGAAGATTGAGATTGCCTACGAGATTGGGGATGTAATGTGGTATTGTGCAGTACTGGCAGAAGAAATGGGTATGGACTTAGGACATATCATGGAGAACAACCTGCAGAAACTAGCTGACCGTAAGGCTAGAGGTACGCTGTCAGGCAGTGGGGATAATAGGTAATTGTGTCACATGAAACAAAGCTATGGAAAAAGGTATGTAAAATGGACTTAGGTAATCCTGTCATAACAACATTAGTCGGCTTAGTTATATTCTATGTCGGCTTGAAAACATTCTCTGGTGGCATGAAGTCGATGGGTAACATCGAACACCTGTCATGGTTCTTGGGCAACCCTATTTATATGTTTGTGGGCGGCATCATGATGACATTGCTATGGCAGTCATCTAGCCTGTCCACTACAGCTATCATCGCACTGGTTGCTTCTGGTGCATTGCCATTGCCAGCGGCTATAGCGGCAGTGCTTGGTGCTAACATTGGAACTACAGGGACTATATGGCTGGCTGGATTGCTAGTGTCAGATGGTATGCCAAAGGGGGATACGCTACGAATAGCGATAGCACATACAGGTGCTAACTTATTTATGGCGGCAACCTTGTTACCGTTTGTTTCACACATAGCCAAATGGCTAGGCAGAATATAAAAAGAGGGGGCTTAACGGCCCCCACTTATATTATATTCCTCTGCTACACCTAGTGCTGTTAGATAGTCCATAGTATCCCCTAGATTTTTCCCCGTTTCCCTATCATAATATACAGCAATCAAGTCTCTCTTTTCTTTGGGTAGGTCAAAAAACTTGGCTCTAGCTATTCTTCTTTGGTCTTCTATGTCTACATAACGGTCTGTGTCCATGATTCTGGCTCTAGCTTCTGCCCGCATTTCACGAACCTTTGCAAGCAAAAACGCTTTCTTTTCAACATTTGTTCCTAGTCCTGCATACTCTGGGTCATTGATTACGTAGTCTTGTATTGCAGACTCTACGAATCTACCCATCTGACCCCTAGCTTCATTTGTAAGTTCTGGGTCAAAGGGTATCTTACGAGGTGTAATTTGCGCCCAATTTAAACCCAACCTATCAAACTCCCGTTCTGCCATATTACGTTCTTCACGCTGTGTAAGACCAGTAAGCTGGCGCATAAAGGGATTCATCACACGTAATCCAGTAGATTTTGTTGGACTCTCTAAGCGTGTGCGCTTTGGCCCTAGACCAGAGTACCCATAAAAACTACCATTCTCATCTACACTTTGTGGGAAAGAACGTGTTGCTTGCTTCAAGAAATAATCAAAGAAGTTTACATCCGTATTGTCTGGCACTGCCCTAAACTCTGGGTCAAGTGTTGCAACAACATCTTTCAGCACACCAGCACCTACGGTAAACGTATTTGCCACGTTGCCTACATACTTAGTTAACATTTCTTTAATTTGCAGGTCTGTCTTTCCATCTTCTTTACCTCTGTCAATAGTGTCAAAGAAGTTGTCAACAATAGCTAAACCTGTTGGCCTAAACTGTCCACCACCTAACGCTTTAGCAAATTCTCTGCCATCAAACTTTGCTTCCATATTTGGATTATTCATTTGATACAAGAAATCTGCCATAAATGCATATGCAGAGAATGGACCAAGAGATGCTTGTGCATCTACTAAACCTGTACCAAATGGATTCTTGTACTCAAACGGGCCTGTAGTTTCATCACCGTGATTGCTGCGCATGGCATACATGGCACCTAGCATAGCTAGTCCACCCATCTGTTTACCGAATCTATCAGCAGCATCTGACTTATTCAGTACACCACCAATATCAAACAATCCTATAACTGGCGTGTGTTCATACACAAAACGAAATTGATTTACTAGATATCTAGGGAAAGGTACAAAGGTTGAACCTAGTGGTGTTTGTGCTGCTTGAATAAAAGTATCAGCGGCTGTGTTAAAAAGACCTTCTTTACCTTTGAACTTACCTGTTTGATAGGTAAAGTCCAACGCTTTTTCCATAGCACTACCGATAATTTTTTCGTCAATATCCCCAAATCTACCCTTCTTGAGAACTTCATTTAAACCACCTTCAAAGCCAGAGGCACGAAGTGTTTTATCCAGTTCACGTGATAGAATAGCCCGTTTAAACATGTTATCAGACTTAGTGTTTAGCTTATTCAAAAACCGTGCAGCATTTAGCAATCTACCACCCTGCTTTGTATGGTCGGCTACATCTCCCATTTCCATAAACAATTGTTGTGCCTGTTGAGACTTACCAAAGGCAGGATTCTTCATCAGTCTTGCAAGGGCAGTTGTTTCAGCAGATGTAATTGTCATCAAGTCTTTAAACAAGAAAGCATCATATGCAGTACGCATTTGTGCATTACCAAGATTCACAGCACGTATGGCTTCTTCTCGTAATTCTTCATCCGTTGGATTAATTTTTCCTTGTAAAGCTAGTCTGTTTTTTGCTGCTTTATTTGAAAAATGTTTATTATATAATCCTGCACCTAAGTTGTCAAATGCGTATATATAGTTACGCATGTAACCATTTGTCATGTTACGTGCTGTAGTGGCAAGCTGTACTGTCATCATACCAATACGGGCTTTGTTTATATTCTTGAGCGTATCGTTTGCTTTTTCAAGGGTACTTCTACCTAACTGGTCATCTAATTCTTCAACAGCTTCCCTTGCAGGATTAGTAATCTGCCCTGCTTCAATAAGCTTGATGTCAATATCATCAAGTAATTCAGTAAGTTCCTTCTTAGATGCCTTACTAAGTCCACTAATTTTACCCATAAGAGATGCACCACTACTTACTTCCGCTGCAAGTAACGAGCCAATGTCTTCAAATCGTATGCCGTGGCGTTGAGTAAGGGCAACAAGCTTATCGGTATTCAAGTCTCCTGAACGCAATGCACGTACCAACTTGGATGTAAATGCCTCTGTTGTACCCTGTGGCAAGTCTGGGATATCAGGTACATCTTTTACAATCTTAGCTGCAACAGCTGCAATATTCTGTAGGTTTTTCATTTCAACACTAGCTTCAAGCGGAAGCTTGGGCTTGTCTGCTTTTACTACATCTACAATCTCAACATCATCTGGTTTTAGTTCTTGCTTTAACTTCATACCAGCTTCAAGTTCTTCACCAATAGTTTCTTTTAGTGCCAACTTCTTTTCTTTAAGGTTTTCAAAGATTGTATTGGCTAACTCACCAGTTTCTTTACTTTCAAATGTTTCCCTTGTTGTGGTTCTATTGGCGTTATTTGTAGCACGAGCGGCTTGCTTCTCCGTTATGCGTGTGACTCTTTCTGCAACATTCTCTGCCACTGCACGTTGAGCCTGTTGCCCCGCACCAAACACAGCACCAGGTATTGCTCCAGCAGCCGCACCCAAGGCAACTGCCCCGCCACGTATTTCATCTTGCATCCCCAGTTCAACGCGGGCTTGTTCCTGCGCGGCTACTTGCCCTGCACCAATGGCACCTTCAACAGCACCAGCACGTACTGCACCTT